AAGGGGGAATAAGCATTGGCTGAAGAATCCTTGGTTGGTGTTTATCGCCGTGTCCTGCGGAACCAGATGAATGAAATGGCAGATGTTATTTCTGGAGGCGGGGCGCAGAGTTTTGAGGAATATAGAAAAATGGTTGGGGTCATAGAAGGTTTGGCAATTGCGGAGCGTGAGCTTCTGGATTTGCTTGAGGCCAAGGCCCGAATGGAGAACGAAGAAGATTAAATCTTGTTTCACATGAAACATGCAGGTATCCGCGATTCCTAATCGTGTGCAGGGGAACCGTTTCATCCCCGACTTTTAGTTAAAAAACGTGCAGGAGAAGACAATGGTTGAAGAGACTGTTGTTGATCTCGGTGAGCATAGGAAGCCGACTCAACTTCCTAAGCCCGTTGGGTATCAACTTTTAATAGCCTTACCCGAATCAAGGGAAAAGACGGATGGTGGTGTTTTTGTGCCAGACGCCACAAGGCAAAGGGAAGAAGCCGCCAGCATTACCGCGATGGTTTTAGCTGTTGGCCCCGATGCCTATCAAGATAAAATCAAATTTCCCTCTGGTGCTTATGTCAAGAAGGGAGATTGGATAATTATACAGCCCTATACGGGGACACGTTTAATTATCCATAAAAAAGAGTTCCGTCTTATAAATGATGACAGTGTTCGTGCTGTTGTTGATGATCCAAGAGGAGTGGCTAGGGCATGACAATAGAACAAGAGAAAGAGAATTTGGGCGAAGAACTGGAACAGGCAGTAGCTGTTCAAGAGGCGGCTGAGGACGATCTTGAGGTTGTTGTTGTAGACGATACCCCGCCTGAAGACGCAAACCGCTCTCCCAAGGATGCAGACGCTCAAGAGGAAGACGAAGAGCTTCCCGATCTTTCACCCCGCATTCAAAAGCGTATAGATAAATTACGCTATGAATGGAATGAGGAGCGGAGGGGAAAGGAGAGGGCTACCCGTGAAAACGTAGAGGCTGTTAAATACGCCCAGTCTATTCAGGGGGAAAATGAGAATTTACGGCAGCAATTGTCGGATCAGCGGAAACTTCTTTATGATCAAGTTTCTGCAAAAACAGATGCTGAAATTGATACGGCAAAACAGCGGTATCGTGATGCATATGAAAGCGGTGATACGGATGCGATTGTGGATGCACAGTCAAATTTGTCGCAGTTACATGCGGAGAAACAGCAGTATATATATGCTGCGCCTCCTCCTGAACAGCCTCAACAACAGGCTCAACAGCAACCGCAGCAATATCAACCAGCACCGCCCCCTGATCCGAATGCTGTGCAGTGGTTGAAGAAAAACCCTTGGTTTCAACAGCCAGGATATGAACGCCTAAGCGGGTTTGCAGTTGGATTGCATCAGGAATTAACAAGTAAGGGTGTTGATCCAAGAACTGACCCGACTTATTACGAAACGATTGATAATGCTTTAAGAGAAGCATTTCCCAAACAATTCGAGAAGAGTAATGAACGCAGTGATACTCCATCTTCTCGGAGAACGTCCGTTGTCGCACCTTCTAAAAGGGGCGGTGGAGCAACGCGCAAAGTGGAGTTAACTGCCTCTCAGATTTCCCTCGCCAAGAAGCTGGGAGTAACGCCACAGCAGTATGCGGCACAAGTCGTGAAAGAGCAGAAGGAGATGACCAATGGCTGAAACTCAGGCAATTGAGCGCAAACCAAGAGAAGCAGATAGTCGCGAGTCTTCCGAGAGAACAAAGGTATGGGAGCCGCCTCAAGTTCTACCCGATCCTAAACCGCAAGACGGTTACGCCTTTCGGTGGATCAGGACATCCACAATGGGGACGCAGGATGCAGTCAATGTATCCAAACGTATGCGTGAAGGATGGGAACCAGTACGGGCAGAAGACCATCCAGAATTAATGATTGCTTCAGATAGGGGAACAACCTTTGAAGGAAACATTGAGGTTGGTGGCCTTCTTTTATGCAAAACAAGCATAGAAAATGTTCGTGGCAGGCAGGAATATTATGCTGATTTATCGAGGAGACAAACGGAATCTGTGGACTCAAACTTTATGAGGGACAATGACCCGCGTATGCCGAAAATTAATGAATCTCGGACGCAGGTGTCCTTCGGCGGAGGCGCGAAACCCAAGTAACGCCTTTGTTTGGTTTAACTCAATCCTTTGTTAGGAGGAAAACGATATGGCGACGAGTGCAACGCCACACGGGTTCCGACCTGTTGGTCTTCTTGGCGGTGGTGACTGGACGAGTTCAGTTCGTCACATGAAAGTTACCGATTCGTATGGAACTTCGATTTTCTACGGGGATGTGGTCAAAGTTGTTGCGGCTGGTACTGTTGAGAAAGACAGTGGCACGACAACTATGACTCCTGTAGGAATTTTTCTGGGGTGTAGTTATACTGACCCCAATTCCAATCAGCCAACATACTCTCAGATGTGGACAGCTTCCACGACTGCAACTGATATTAAAGCGTATGTTTGTGATGATCCGAATGTTGTTTTTCAGGCGCAGGGAGATGCGACTCTCGCTCAAACTGCTCTTGGTAACAATGTCGCGGTTGTCCAGACGGCTGGTTCAACTTCAATCGGTCATAGTAAAAATGCTATCGATTCTTCTACGATAGCGACGACTAAGACCTTACCCGTTCTAATCATTGGCTTTGTTGATGGTCCGAATAGTTCTGTCGGGGACACCTACACGGATGTTCTCTGCAAGTTCAATTCGGGCGGAGACGCTACTGGCGACTCCTGTGCTTCGCACCAATGGCAAGACACAACTGGCATATAGGAGGATTTTGAGCAATGGCTATTTCAAGAGCGCAAATGCTAAAAGAACTCCTGCCTGGTCTAAAAGCTCTTTTTGGTGTGGAGTACGCTAAGTACGAAGATGAGCATAAGGAGCTATACGAAACGGAATCGTCCGAGCGCAGCTTTGAAGAAGAGGTTGCCTTGAGCGGTTTTGATGCAGCCCCTGTTAAGAACGAGGGTTCTGCAATTTCGTATGACAACGCGCAGGAAAGCTATACTGCAAGGTATAGCCACGAAACCATCGCAATGGGATTTGCGATCACTGAGGAAGCAATGGAGGATAACCTCTATGACACCCTCAGCGCTCGTTATACCAAGGCGTTGGCTCGTGCAATGGCGTACACTAAGCAGGTTAAGGCTGCTAGTCCCCTGAACAACGGTATGCCCTCTGGGTCATATTCGTCGGGCGATGGTGTAACGCTTTTCAACACTGCCCACCCGCTTGTATCTGGTGGCACGAACTCCAACACGCCCTCCACGGCTGCGGATTTGAATGAAACCTCCCTTGAGGCGGCTGTTATTCAGATTGCGAAGTGGACGGATCAACGTGGTCTTCTGATTGCGGCTCGTCCGCGTCGGTTGATTGTTCCGCCAGATTTGATGTTTGTGGCAACCCGTATTTTGGACAGTGATTTGCGTCCATCGACTGCGGACAACGACATCAATGCCATCAAGAATAATGGAACTATTCCTGAAGGTTATCGGGTTAATCATTATCTCACGGATACCAATGCGTGGATGATGATTACGGATGTTCCGAATGGTCTGAAGCACTTTGAAAGAGCGCCGATGAACACTTCGATGGACGGGGACTTCAATACGGGGAACGTGCGGTATAAGGCCCGCGAGCGTTATTCGTTTGGCGTTTCTGACCCACTTGGTGTGTTTGGTTCTCCAGGCGCTTCATAAGACTAAGACAAGGAGGGGGAGGGACGCTGTCCTTCCCCCTCGTTATCTGGGATTTTACCAGCCCTAGCGACTGTCCCAGCAGACGCTTACGAAGACTCTAGGGCAATCTCTCGTAAGGAGGAAAAAACTAATGGCTAATTCAACTTTCAATGGAGCCGTTCGTTCGGAGAATGGCTTCAAGGTTATAAATATTGCCTCGACAACTGGGGTTGTTACTGAAACTTCTTCTCAGGCGTCTACAGGTATTTTCACCAACAAGTACATCAAGCACGTTGGTTACGCGACAGGTGTTACAGTAAACACCACGGCTGGCGACAGCCCTGCTATT